AATATCAGGGCCAGCAAGCTCCTTCAGCCGGACCGGAAGCAAGAGGTACCAATCCAATGGCCTTGCCAGCCCCATTTAGAGAAGATTCAGTAGAATGGGAGAAAGGTATTATAAATGGCAATAATAACCAAAATAAATCATCCTTTGCATACCTAGCTCTTAATTTTGGCGAAAATAGAGTTTACCGGACAACTAACTGGTGGGTGGATTATAATAAATTAGATGATCTTGATAATAATGATGTGTATGTAAAATTACATACTCCATTACCTAATGATATAGATGTTAATCAAGATTTATGGATCGTCAGTCAATTAATGAATCCATATATTGATAATATCATTATCGAAGGCGTAGCACCGGAATATAATTACAATACATTAACTCCGAATTTTGATATTGAAGTTAATACCAATACCATCACTCAAACAGAATTTAAAACTTGGAACGATGTTTTAGCATCTAATACATCAACTACTCAACGAATATTAGATAAAATGTTTAGTGGAAGTTTAGGTTCCGGTATCGATTTAGGACTTGACTTTACAGACTATAAAAATTTCATTCACTTTAGTTCAGCCAAAGAGAGATTAGCTAATTTTAAATATAAAGTTGAGTTAATAGAATTTTATACTAGCCAAAGCCAATATTTAGAAGATACCGTATTAGGTTCAGATTCAGGGTCTATACAAAGTAGTATAGCAAAAAATGACAGACGCCGTTATAATGTTATTGGAGGGTTTGACCAGTTTGAACGGTGGTTATATAATGAACCTACAGCTAGTTTATTTACTCATGGAATTACAGGTTCATTAACACCATGGCCAAAACATTTATCATCCGGAAAATATGTATTACATTCTAGTACTAGTAGTTTAGTAGATACTTGGTACACTGGAAATTATTCTACAGCATCATACTATGATCTTGAAAATGATAGTGCACTAATAAAAACAATACCAGAATTTATTAGAGAAGATCCTAATAATGATCAATACGAATTATTTGTTAATATGATCGCCCAACATTTTGATATTCTATATACATATGTCAACGCTCTAACAAATACATATACAAAAGAAGAACATCCTAGTCTAGGTGTCAGTAAAGAGTTATTATATAATGTAGCAGAAAGTATGGGTTGGCATTTATCAAATGGTAATCAAGCAAAACAGTTATGGGAATATGCACTAGGTACTAATAGCTCTGGATCATTTCAAACTACCGGTAGTCTATTTAGTAAATCATCTGATGACATTACTCATGAGGTTTGGCGCCGGATAGTTAATAACTTGCCATACATTTTAAAAACTAAAGGAACAGCTAGAAGTATTAATGCGTTAATGAGTACCTATGGCATACCTAGGACATTATTAAGTATCAGAGAATATGGCGGACCTAAAATAGAATCAACCGAACCAGAAATAATAAAAGATCAGTTTACATATGCCGTCCGAATAGAGTCTAGTTCTAGAATAGAAATACCTAGGTCACAATATGATGTATCATTAGGAAGTGACGCTGAAGGAAGTATTATAGGTGGAGACCGATCACCTGATACTATAGAATTTAGAATTAAGCCTCAACCAGGATCGACAGCCTCATATACTGCAGATTGGCAAGGAGCTAGGAAACCAATATATTCATTTGTAGAGGGATATCATGCCGGCCGAAAAGCCATCCCATGGGGATTATCATTAGAATATACAGGTTCATATTCCGGTAGTAATGATTATGGCCGTTTAGTATTTGATTGGCATTCAGGTTCATTTAGTGCCGGACAACAAACTCAGTATTATGTTTCAGCTAGTACTGATTGGGTACCTGTATTTGATGGAGATTGGTGGAATGTTAGAATGTGGACTAATATCCCATTTACATCATCTTTCTTTACAGGCTCATCAGATCCTAATATATATTTTCAGATACAAAAATCAGCTGATTGTAGTAATTGTAAGATTTTACATAGAGCATCGTCGAGTTTAAATTTAGGCACAGTATATTCTAGTGGTCCAAATCTAACCGGTCCTGTTAATTATTTTTGGAATAGGTCATATGACGACAGCTGGTGTTACCTAGGCGGCTGGACAGGTAGTATAGGCGGCACAGGCGCCACCGGCCCCGAGCAGCCATATAAAAGTATGTTCACCGGCGCATTCCAAGAATACCGTGAGTATATGGAAGTATTAACTCAAGATACTTTTGATACTCATACACTTAATCCGATATCATATGTAGGAAATAATCCTACATCATCATATTATACATTAATACGACATTATACATTAGGAACTGATGTAAAAGCCAAGGATTACAGTTTAGTAGCTAATCAAATTATATCATCGAGCCATCCAAATCAAAATGTTTTAGATTGGCAGTCTCCGTCTGGTGATGCATGGAATTCATATGCAACTGCTAGCAATTTCCCAACACCGACTAGTAATGATAGTTTCAATAGAGAAGTAGAACAATATTGTATAAAAACTCCTAGCATAGGAGGTAATACGTCATATAGTAATAAAATTCGTTTAGAGTCTGATACATTATCAGGACCATTATCTCCATCTAGGCGTAATACAATTGCAGCATATGATCGCGCGCCGATAGATAATAGTACATTAGGTTTATTTTATAGTATGGCAGATCAAATTAACGCTGATATTTATAACCATGCCGGCTTTTTTGAGATTGATGATTATATAGGAGATCCGGGTCAGATACAGGAATATAATTATCCAGAGCTTGTACGATTTGCAAATTATTATTGGAAAAAATATTCCGATCGTAATGATATAAACGCCTTCATTAAGATTTTTAGTATATTTGATTTTGCTTTATTTAGTCAAATTAAACAAACATTGCCAGCTAGAGTAAATACTCGTATGGGATTGATTGTCGAACCAAATGTATTAGAACGTAGTAAAGTTCCTACTCCAGTTGACTTTAAAGTAGTTAAAGGAATTTTTGATCCCCAAACAGAAACATATCTTAAGACACTCCAAAGGGAACTCTATTCTGGATATGATATCAGCGCTGGATCGGTTATTCATTTAAGTGGTTCGGCAGAGCCATTATATACCGCACCTATTTCTAGTTCCGATATATTACAAATAACCGGATCTCAAGAAAATCAATATACTGGTGTTATTACATCTAGCTTAGAAGAGCCAGCAAAATATGATTTTACAAATTTAATAATGATTCCATCATCTTCACGATTAAATGCTGGATTAATTAGTGAATCCATATCACAAGGAGTAATCTCACCTGGAACAACATTAATGCCATTATTTGTAGATCAACCATTTACAAGCTCATATTCATTACATGATCCTAGAGAACCAGTACAATTATATATAACAGATACGAGAAAAAGTTATATATATAAACGTATTGTATATCATTATGGTCCAAAAGATTCTGTAACATATAATTATAAATTAAATAAAACATATGGTGTAAATGCTAATTTATTATTAAATAGTGTTCCACCTGGATATAATTCTTTAGGTCTTTACAAAATGTTTCCTAGCGGTTCAGTAAATAATATACAATCCGGAAGTATGTTTAGCCCGCAAACAAATATATTTTCTGCTTCGTTCGACACCAGTGTAAATGGGGGATTATTCCCAACAGCATCTCATCAGTTCTTTACCGGCCCAATGATGCATTTTAGTTCATCTACGTCGGCAAGTGCAGTTACTGATTATGGACATGCCGGATCAAATGGTATGGAATTTGTATCCATACCATCTATAATATTAGGACGTAAACGTAAGGCTAATGATTATGATACGACTTATAATTTAAATACCGTAGCAAATGGTAAAGGAGATTGGAGCATATCATATATTGCTAAAGAAGATTCTGGTCATACCGGAGCAGCCAGATTCTTAATAGGAAGTGACCCACGCGAATCAATATCAAATCCATATACCTATCCTAGGATAGGATTTTCTAATAGTAATCAATTTTATTTTACATCAGATAAATTTGATACGCCAGCAACAGCTACAGGATGGGGCAGCAGAGCCGACATGCATAATTATGTTATAACATGTACGGGTGCCACCGGATCTGCAGATTCGATGTCAATTGATATGTGGGTAGATGGCGTTAAACAGTTAAGTGATAAATTAATGGCACCGGCGACTACTTCTATAGAAGCGATAGGTGGTGGAGGATATGATAGTCGTAAACAATTTGGATATTCTGGCTTATTAGGTAATATAAGATTTTATGATGGACATACATTATCTGATGACGAAATTTATTGGTTAAATTTATATCCATATTTACGTGCTAATAGAGATACAAAGCCTAATTTAAATGGACAGTTAAATGTAAACAATGTTAGGCGAGAAGTAGCTGGATTATTTACTAGTACTAGTTTAGAGATAGCAGATTATCATGATGATGACCATGCAGCATGGGATAATATAAGATTTAACGGAAGTAGGATTACTGGAGCCGATTTTAATATTAATTCAACTGATACACCTGATGGTGGTCCGGTAGTAAGCTTTACAATTGTTAATAAAGAGGCTATAATAGCACAACCAAAATCAGATAGATTATTGAAAATAGGTAGGAAATTAGGTGGTTTCTTCAAAAGAAATAGTTAAAAACTTTAATCTTAAATATTTATAACAAATAGGGATACAACATGGGTATATTAAATAATGCATCAATTACAGTAGATGCTATTCTAACACAAAAAGGTCGAGAGTTACTAGCCAAAGGACAGAACCAATTTAACATTACACAATTTGCTTTAGGTGATGATGAAATTGATTATACCTTATGGAACCCAGACCATCCATTAGGCACTGCATTCTATGGAGCAACAATAGAGGCACTGCCTTTAGTTGAAGCATTGCCTGATGAAACACAGATGATGAAATTTAAATTAGTAACATTGCCACAAAACGCAAATAGAATACCACAAATATCAGTAGGACAATCTGCAATAACATTGACCCCAGGAGATTCTGTTACTATATCTCCACAAACAACTAATTTCTCTGGCGGGAATTCTACATTAGGATATACATTAATATTGAGTGACAATACTGTAGCATCCATTGCAGTTACAGGACAAGCACCTGGTGCCGGCGGAGGAACAGTTCCAGCATTTATTGGTGATAATGAAGCAGCTCAAAGTGTTTCGATAACAGGTATGACATTTAGTGTAACTGGTAAATCATTAGTATCAACTAAACAAGCTACAATAATTGTAATTGGTAACGAAACAGGTGGGCGCCAAACAATAGATGTAACCGTAAAAGGTAATACATTATATACTCAACAAGGAACACCATTAGTATAATGAAAAGAAAAAAACAGGAATATTATGGCCGGAGGATTTAATTTTACAGCACCAGGCGGTGGAGCAGTACCAACAATAGGAAACGTTGCTGCCGCATCTGTCGGCAGCGTATATAAACCATTTAACGCTGCTACCGACATTGTTACGTTACAAAAAAGTATTATTACAAAAGGATTATGGACAGGTGATGCCGGCTCATTAACAACCTTTTTTACATCATCTAACGAAACTAGTACGCAGAAACAATATTATTATGAAATTTTTCAAAGTGCATCATCTGCAGCAGAAGCCCAACCACAATTTGCAGTCCAATATGGAAATCAGCCAGGCTCTGGTTCATCAGTAATAGCTGGTGGTGCC